GCGGTTCCGGCGTGTCCTGAGGGTTGACGTCTCGAAGCTGTCCTCGGACCCGTTCAAGCCCGACGAAATCGTGAAGCGTTCGATGAGCCACTATGTGGTCTTCGACCTTCCGACCGACGGGTTTACGAGTGTCGAGGTCTTGGCCGCGTACTCTGGCTTCAAAGCCATGTACTCGGCCGGCTCCGACGCCCTGATCTCTAAGCTACTTGGCGGTGAGTCCTAAAAGGCTCTGCCGCCGGCTGTTGAGTTAGGGGTGTTTGTGCCAAGTGACCGACGTTCCAACCCGGGCGATTATAATCGCCGTAGGTCAGAACAACGGAGTTCTTCGTATCGAGGTCCGGAGCGTCGAAAGACTTCCGAATCCGAACGGAGAGAACCCACTAGACGCTCTCGAGCGTCCGGTGGGCGGCGGCGTAGTGACGATATCGTTGCTAAAGTTCCATCGCGTAAAGCGGTAGTTCTCATAGTTTCGATCGTCAACGCTGCCTACTTGGTCGGCGATGCGTTGTTGACAGGCGGTGTTCACTGTCTGTGAATGACGAGTGAGTGATTAGGCAATGGATCTGTCCACCCCTATAGAAAGGGGGAGCAGTGAAAAGCCATATATCACTCTGGTCCTGTGCGGCCAATGAATTGGCCGCACGATGCAGCACCAGCACCATCCGTGACATAAAAACTGTCTCGGATCGGGTCGAACACGAGGGGCTTGCCTTTTTGGCAATTACCCTGGCTGACCTAGGAAAAGCTACCCAAAAGTGGCTTGACCAAGGTTTTGTCGTTCCTGGCGATTGTCCGGCTTTCAAAACCGGGCCGTCGCGTAGGCTCCCCGCATTTCTGCGAGGTTTCTATGAACGTGTGTTCAACCCTTGTAGTGGTGTGCTTCTGGAGTACCCCGACACCGAAGCAATCTATGCTTTGCAGCAGCTTTTGCTGATGTTTAGCAAGATCGCTCTCCCGGGAGAGTCCCTTTTGGGGGGCCCTTCCCGAGCGGTTTCGCCGCGTCGTGAGAGACGAGCGATGTTGGAGTACCTTCAGTGTGAGAAGGAGGTGAAGAGATCTGACTCGCTTCTTGACCCCGATTACCTTGGGGACTTCAAGCGTGTGTCCAGATTGCTATTCGGTGACGTGTTTGCCCTTTGTGACAGAGATGTCCATTGGGGACGCATCTACCCGAAGCATGGTCCAGGCGCTACTGCCGACGGGCTCTCCAGTAATGGAAAGTATCGATCGCAGCTTTGGACCACTCGTCTTCAGCGGGTTTTTCCTGCTGAAGAATATCTCGTTCCCAATGGCAGATTTACTCCGCCAAATGGAACAGATAGTCACCTCCTCGAACCCGACGCAGAGATCCCCGTCAGGGTGATCACTGTGCCTAAAACGCTGAAGTCACCAAGAATTATCGCGATCGAAC